TGGCTGATGATATTATCAAGGCTGCCATGGCTCGTGCCTACGAAAAGCGAATCGAAAAACTTGCAGAACGCCAAGCTGATTTGGAACTATCCAAAGCTGGTTTGGAAAAATACTTGCACGACAACAAAGCTAATTACGACAAAGCGCAGAAAAACCGCCGTGCCGAAAAGCAATATACCAAAGATGTAACAGGCGGACTAACAGCTGGCTTTGCCGAAAGTGGTATGGCGCAACAATTTGCCGAGCAACGCATCGACCCAACCATAAAGGCTTACGACCAACGCAATAAGCAGCTAAAAGGTATTTGTCAAGAAATGGAGGCAAACCAAAGAGTTATCAATACTTTATCGGCAAAGGTTATAGCCTACAATCCTGAAGTAAACAGGGTTGAAAGCAAAGGCTACAATATGCCAACGGAAACAAAAGTCAAAAAAGAAAAACAAGTAAAAAAAGAAAAGGAGGACTTAACCAATGAAATAAATGAGCTTGGCGAACTCGAACTTGCTGCTCGCAAAAAAATAGAAGAAAGCCGTGTTGCCCTTATGAAAGAGGGATACGAAAAGCAACGTGCCGAAGAACTACTACACTATGAGGAGGAAAAACAGCGCATCAACGAAGAAGAGGCAAAGCGCATGGCATTGGTGCAGAAATTGCGAAAAGGTGGCGTTGTTGTAACTCCAGAACAAGAGGCGCAAATTGGTATTGATGCTGCCAAACAGCGCATACAGGCTGCTCAAATGTATGGCGACAAACTAACAGCTATCAACGAAAAGGAAAAGAAAGAATATGACGATAAAGTAAAAGAGGAAAAACAAAAGGAAGAAGAAGCCTTAGATGCTTTACTCTCGAAATACAAAGACTATAATGCTGAACGTATAGCCATAGAAACCGCCTATACAAAAGATATGGTGGCATTGTTAGGCAGGAGAAATAAGGACAACTACAAAGAAATAGATGCAGCCTTAGCGGAACTTGAAAGGGCAAAAGAAAAAGCCTTAAAAGAGGTAACCAACAAGGAACTTAACGAAATGAAAAGCAGTGCCTCTATTTTCGTAGAGATGTTTGAAAACTCATCGGAAAAGAGCATCAAGCAAATCAACCGCATTATGCGTAAGCTCGCCGACCTTAAACTTTACATGGACGCTATGGCACGAGGAGAACTTAATGCAGAGGGTGCAGTAGTTGTTAAGAACAAAAAGGGCGAAACTAAACGTACCATTACTGCCGAAGATATTGCTAAAATGGGCATCACGCCCGAGCAATTAAAGCGATTGCAAGAATCGCCTGAAGCCTTAAAAGCATTCATGGAGCAATGGCAGAAGCTACGACAGGAAACCTTAAAGAAGAACCCTTTTAAGGCTCTCGGAGCTGCCCTTAAAGACTTGTTTAAAAAGGACACAGGAGAAGAAGACAAAGGAGCAAAAATAAAACGATTAGCTCTTACGGCTGCTGGTTGTGCTGACGAAATAAGTAAAATAGCAGGCGGACTATCCGAAATGTTCGACCAAATAGGCAATCAAAGTATGGCAGAAGCAATGAGTAGCGTGCAAAGCATCATGGGCGGTGTTTCTAATATTGCCAAAGGCTTTGCTAATGGTGGCGTATTCGGCGGTATCATGGCAGCCGTTGGCGAAACTATTAATATTATAGGTAAGGCGTTCTCGGCAGGTGCACGACACCGTGCAGCCCTCAACGCCATCATGAAAGAGCGTATCGCCCAACAGCAGGCGTACAACCTGCTGCTGATGCAGGAAGCCTTACTCTATGAACAGGGTACGACGGCATTCGGTACTGATAGGTACGGCAAGGCAACGAACGCTATACATGTAATGGCACAAGCGGCAGAAAAATTTGCCGAAGCATGGAAGAAAGCCAACGACATAAAGGTTGTAACTGGACACAAGAAAACAGGCTTGTTCGGCTGGGGTAAAGGTAAGGATACTTACAGCAGCCTACTGTCCGAATATCCGAAACTCATTGACCAAAATGGAAAATTCAATATATCGCTCGCTGAAAGCATTCTTAAGACGCGGAAGATGAGCGACGAGAGCAAGGAAGCGTTGCAACACCTTATCGACCTTGCCAAGCAACAGGAAGAAGCATTCAAGGAAATACGCAACTACCTCACGGACATCTTCGGTGAGCTGGGTAGCACAATGACCAATGCACTGGTAGACGCTTTCAAAAGCGGCACGGACGCTGGCAAGGCAATGGTGGAGAGCGTCGGGCGTATGCTTGAAAAGTTAGGTACTGATATGGTGTATTCTGCCGTGTTGCAAAAATACTTCCTGAAAGCACAAAAGGAAATGGAGAAATACGCCACCGACGAGCACCTTTCAGAAGAAGAACGCTTTGCCGCGTATGCTCGAATATTAGACCAACTTACGAGCGAGGTGGCTGCTGACAGCGGCAAAGCATCGTCATTGCTGGAGCAGTTCAAGCGCATGGCAAAGGAAAAGGGTATCGACATCTTCGGTGGTGCGGCACAGCAAGGACGTGCAGGCAGCCTTGAGACAATGACACAGGCACAGGGTACGAAACTCGAGGGCTTGATGACTTCGGCACAAATACATCTTGCATCAATGGACATAAAGCTCGAAGATGCCGTAAAGCAGATGCAGGCGTCTACACGCCACTTGGAAAGGATAGAGCGTTACACAAAGCATTGTGAACGCTTGGAAGATATTGCCGACGATATAAAGGTGTTGGCACGTGATGGTATTAAAGTAAAGTAAAATGAATATACTCGAAAATCAAGTGTTGTTGAACGGCAAGGATATTTGGACGGAGTACCACGTGTTTTTGCGGGAAGAAAAGGCGGGCGAGCAGAAGAATCTCGAAGCCCTGCTGACACCAGCCAAGATGAAGGCGCACGTGGCGGTAGCCTTCCGCGAAGAGGACGGAGAGAAGTATTCCGACCGTCTGTTGCCAAGGGGTGAAGCCCGCGACATAAAGCTGCACTTCGCCATCATGGCAGACAGCAAGGCGCAATTCTTACAGCGTTACCGCCGCTTTGTTCAAGCATTGAAGACAGGCAACGACGGGTGGCTTGTATGGACGTTCCCCACATTGGGGTTTGAAATGCGCACCTTTCTTACGGAATTTACGCCCTTTGATGCCCTTACCAACCTTTGGGTGGAAGAAGCGCACTGTGGCGCACTACATGCCACGTTCCGCGAGCCGAAGCCCAGCTTTTAACGAGCATTTAAACGACATTTAAATAGCGTTCAAAAGATGATAGAAATTTTCACGAAAGATGACACAGTACGCTGCATAGCCGATAGTGCAAATGGTAGGCAAGATAAGCAGCTGCAAGGCGATAACACCTTATCGCTGACGTTCACGCTGTACGAATACGTGCAGCTGGACGTGAACGACTACGTGGACTTCTGCGGCGAACGCTATTGGCTGATGGAACGTTTCAAGCCCCGCATGAAGAGCACGAAGGAATGGGAGTACAACCTGACGCTGTATGGCATTGAAAGCCTCGTAAAACGCTTTTTGGTTATCAACTACACCGACGGCGAAAATACCCCTATCTTTACGCTTACCGCCCCTGCTGCGGAGCACGCAAAAATAATACTAACGTCGATAAACAACGCCATCGGCAAGCAGCTTTTTAAGCTGGGGGAAGTAAAGAAAACGGAAAATCTCGTCATCGACTACAAAGGCACGTATTGTAACGATGCTTTGGATATGCTCGCCAAGGCGGCGAAAACGGAATTTTGGTTTGAGAACGGCACGACACTCAACATATCAAAAGCACAGTATGGCGAAGCACTGACACTTGGCTACCGAAAAGGGCTTATTTCATTGTCGCGTGAAAAAGCCGACAATGTGAAATTCTACACCCGCCTCTTTCCATTGGGCAGCACAAAGAACATCGACCGCGATAAATACGGGCACACGCGTCTGCAATTGCCGGGTGGGCAGAAGTACGTTGATAAGGACGTGGATAAGTACGGTGTGGTGCATCATTTTGAAGAAGCTGCCTTTGCCGATATTTACCCACGCCGCATCGGTACGGTATCGGCAGTACGTTCGCAGGAGCGCATGGGGAAAGACAATAAGCCCTTCACCATATATTACTTCAAAGATAAGGATTTGAATTTCAACCCCAACGACTATAAAATAGGTGGGTACGTCATGCGCGTAGCCTTTCAGGAGGGTAGCGAGCTTGCCGGGCAGGGCACGAGCGAGGAACATTATTTTGAGGTAAACTATGATGATAAAGCGAAAGAATTTGAAATTATCACCATCTTCCCCAACGACACGATACAAGTGCCGGGTGGCGTGCTTGTGCCGAAGATAGGCGACAAATACATATTATCACATCTTCGCATGCCCGATGAATACTACCCGCTTGCCGAAAAAGAATTTTTGGAAGCGGTGGCGAAATTCAATGAAGAAATTTTCGTAGATAACTCGGTATATAAAGCTGACACCGACCATGTGTGGGTGGAGCAGCAGCGCGCCGACCTTTTCCTTGGCAGGCGCATACGGCTTGAAAGCGCAGAATATTTTGCCCCCATTGGCTATCGTATGAGCCGTATTACCCGCCTTTCACGCAACGTAGATTTACCGACGCTTGTAAGCATCGAAATAAGTGATGCTGTGGCTCAAGGCAAGATAGCGGCAATGGAAGGCAGCATCAACGACGTAAAGCACTATATAGGCGAGGTCGTAAATGACATACCCGATATCATCGCCAGTGGCGACGATACGCCACCGGGCGAACACAACGTATTTTCTGCAAAGCGGGCGTTAAAGGAATTTCTTAACAAGAACACACCCGACACGGCGCGAGAGTTGATAACCTTTTTGCGGGGCATCGCATTGAATGGCGGTGCAGGTATCGACGGAGCGGGTAACGCTATATTGAAAGCTATTCAGACGCTGGGCTTTGAAAGGACGCTCAACGGCTTTGGTGTTTGGCTCGATGAGAAGGGGCGTGCCCATGGGCAAATAGATTATTTGGAGGTGATAGGCAAGGCTATATTCCGTTCGCTGCAAATCGACGAGTATAAGCACATCGGCGGCAATATCGTTCTGTCAGGCGCAAATGCCGTAATAGAAAAGGTTGTGCCTGTAACGGGTGGCTGGAAGTGCTACCTCCACACGGACGACGGCGACAAGGCTATTACCAACGACTGGGAGCAAGGCGACCAAGCACTGTGCCAAACGTTCAATATAAAGGCAGGCGTCTATGAGAACGTCAGCAATACGTATTACTGGCGTTGTGTGTCGGAGGTTGGACAAAAGACCGACACCGAAGAAGCGTATATCGTTATCACGGACGATGACGCCTATCGAGATAAAAGCATAGAAAACGATGAGCCGAAGGCTGGCGACAATGTCGTGCTGTGTGGGCACAACACGCTGTGGGACATTGCCCACGGTGTAGAGCCGACATTACACCGCAACCGTATGAATGTTACGATGATTACCACCTCAAAAGAGGAGGGCGGAACAATCGAAGTATACCGCAACATTCACGACTTTTCGCTGAATAAAGGTAACGCAATATTTCATTTGTCCAGCGACAAAATCTATATGAATAGCCGCAATTTCGAGTGGGTAAGCTCCGACGGCGAGCGTATTCCAAACGTATTATACCGTGGTGATTGGACACTGGGCACGGTGGCAGCGAAATATGAAGCGTGGTACCGCAGTGGGGGCACGTGGCTTTCCCTTGTGGACGGCAATACCGATGAACCTACGGAGCAGTCGCCGAAGTGGAAGAAATATGCTGCCAAGGGCGAAGACGGCACATCGCCCTACATGGTGAGGGTACAGTCGGAAAGCGGCGGCAACGTCATACACAACGGACAGGGAGAAATCGTCCTTGTGGCTGCCGTCTTCCACGGAGAACAGGATATTACA